TGCCCTTGCCGAGCCGGTACGCGATCCCGAGGAGCCTGAGGACACCGGCCCGACGCGAGAGATTGATGCCGTTCTGCGCCCGCGCGTGGTGTTCCTGCTGGACCAAGAGCGCTACTATCACAAACCGCTTCCCAAGGGGCACAAAAGCTTCCAAGCGGGTCTCGATACGATCGGAGCGCAGGCGCTGAAAGGTCCCGCGTTCGACATCCTCTATGCGCCATTCATGCCACATCGCGAGACGATCATCACGGCGAAGGATGGCAGCAAAAAGGCGCAGACGGTAGTAGAGGACGCTCGGCGTTGTGTTCGCAATAGCCGGCGTATTCCGAAAGTGAACGGTGTAGGTTTCCACCCGGGCGCGGGGCGCATATTCCAAGACACGGGCGGCGACTTCTTCAACGAGTACGAACCTTACGTTGTTGAGGCACTGCGGCCGAAACCCCACGAGCTTGATGCCTGGGCGTTTCTCTGCTCGCGAATCGAGGACGACACATTTCGTAGCTGGCTCCTGCGGTTTTTCGCGCACATGTTGGCCAAGCCGGGCGTGAAGATCCAAAGCGCCCCGTTGCTGGTATCAGACACTCAAGGCACCGGAAAAACCACGTGGATGCAGACTATTCCGCGGCTCCTGTTCGGCGACCGATGGGTGCGAGAGATCTCCTCCAGCATGCTCGCCAGCAACTTCAATGCATACTTGACATCCACATGGTGGATCGCGATCGAGGAGTTAAAGACTGACGGCCCGCGCATGGACCGACTGACGATCGCGAATAAGATAAAGCCATGGATCACGAGCCCTACGATTCCGGTAGAATTCAAGGGCTTGAACGCTTACAACATCCCGAACCGAATGCAGATCGGCGCCTCGTCCAACTTCCGCGACTCCATGCATTTGGATAGCGGCGATCGGCGATGGGGCGTCATGCGCGTAGTTGAACACCAAATGACCGAGGCCGAGAAAGCAGGGCTTTTTACGGACTTTTTGAACACCGACCGCGGTCCTGGCGTTGTTCGCTGGCTCGTTCAGCAGCAGAGCTTGACGGGTTTTTCACCGTCTGCCCTTCCGCCAGAGACCGCCGCCAAGCGCGTCATGGTGGAAGCGGGCTACGGTCCGTGGGAGACGAAGCTGGCCGAGGCCATGGTGGATGGCACGACCCCATTTGACCGCGACGTTATCGCGCTTGAGGACGTCCAGATGATCCTGCGCAGCCTCAATGCGGAGGTATCGCGAAAGCGGGTTGGAATGCTACTTGGCAAACCGCCGTTTAGCGTCAGCCGGAAAAGCACCGGCTCAAAAATTTTATACTGCTGGCGGAATCAAGTTTTCTGGGATGGGCAGTCTTGCGCTGACTGGGAGGCGCACCGGGAGTCGGGGAACCGTCCGGCCGGCGCGCTGAATACCCGCGTTCCGGTTGCAATTTTAGGCGCAGCGGGGGAAGATGAAACCTCCGAGGATACCGATTTTTCCGACCTACTAGGGGCTGTAAATGTCTGATCAGATGCCGGAAGGCGTGACCGTAGACCGCACTGGCGACAAGCCAGTCCGCACCGACAACCGCAGCGTCATGAAGATGCTTCACGACGAGCTGGCTGCGCATTTCGGCGCCAAAGAGCCGACCGTAAACAGCGGTGGAAAGCGCATGGGGCTCGACGAGGCAGTTGATGAGGCTGTAAAAGGCGCCCCGGCGCCAGGCTCCGAAGAGTACTGAGCTTGATGCTTGATCCGATCCTGCGGCGGGATATCCAGCAGGCAGAGCGGTTGAAACTCACCGCGTACAAGGACACCAAGGGGTTCTGGACCATCGGCTGGGGGCACAAGTTGCCGAATCAGGATCATGGCGCCTGGAAAGGGTACACGTGGACTCAGGATATGGCGGACAGCGCTCTACAGGCGGACATCCTCGACGCCTGGAACCACGCGCAGAAGCTCCCCGAATGGTCGGCACTGGATACACGCGCACGGACCAACGCGCTAGTTGAGTTGGTCTTCAACATGGGTTGCAAAACATGGCTGGACTTCAAGGATACGAGGAGTGCGATTCGCCGTCAGGACTGGAAATGCGTCTCCGCCGAGCTGAAGGACTCGAAGTGGTACGGGGAAGTACATGCGACGAGAGCAGACCGGTTGCGCGATTATTTTCTGACGGGCTCCTATCCCCCATCGGTGGCCGGAAGTTTGCTGTATGCCTCCTCGTCATCGGCCTGGCCACATGGCTTTGTGCCCGCGGCTCGCTCGCTGGAGGATATTGGGTCACAGCCGTGACGTTCGCGGCAGGGTTCTACAAGGCCGCCAACATCGTGGCGACACGGGACGCGCAGAAGTGAAAACGGCTGCCGTAGGGCTCCTAATTCTGCTAACCCTCGTCGGCGTTGCATCCTGCGAAATTTCTATTTGGCGGGAATGCCGACAAGCTAATAGCTGGTTCTACTGTATGAGGTTAATGGATAAATGAGCGATGAACCCCTCACATGTGTGTTTTTCGGTGGTCCACTTAACGGTCATGTCCGTTGCGTACCGGCGAATCAGTACGCGTACCACGCCCGCGCACTGTCGCCGGTAGCGATCCCGTTAACACTTGAACAGGCAATGGCAACTCCCGTAAAGGACGTTCCAATGCACCGTTACGAACGAAAACCTGGCACCGCCGTGTTTGTTCACAAGTCATGACTGCGCTCGTCGCAATCGCCGCCCTCTGGGCGCGCATCCCAACAAAGGACAAACTGTATGGAGCTGCTATTCTTGCATGTCTGGTTGCTTTTGGTCTGTATACTCGGCATGAGCGTGCTGTGGGCGCAGCACAAGTTGCGGCAGCGCAGGCGAAAGCTGCAACAGCTCAAGCGGCACTTGCTACAGCTCGCACGGCAGCGGGACGAACGAATGCAACAACTGCTGAGGTGAGATATGTTTCGACGATCAACGCTATTATTCCTGACAGCCCTCACTTGCTCGTGCTCGACTCCGAGGCCGCAGCTGCAGCAGTGTGTGCAGCAAGCGATCCCCCAGCAGGCCTTCCAGCCGCCGAAAGCTCAGTCGAGCGTTCGCGCGACATTGGCCCCGAACTCGACAAAATCGGCCGAGACAGCGACGCCCAAGTAGTTTTCCTCCAGAACCTTCTGAAATCCTGCGTCGACATCGGCGCATGCAAGGTGACTAACTGATGCCTGCTCATATGTTGACAGATGACGAGCTACAAGAAGCGCTATCACTGTATGAGATCCATGGAAGTCAACACAAATGCGCTGAAATTCTCGGAATCAGTCGGCCTACGTTTCAGCACCGACTGCGTCAAGCGAAGTTGCGAAATGCACAGAACAGGCTAAAGGAACCCGGTGAGCGCCCCATCCAGCCCGATACGCCAGAGGGTTTCGAGGTCCGTCAGATCAGCACCGGGTATGATGGTGAGGGCAATGTAACCGGGCAATGGGTCGGCAGTCGCCTCGAGGGGACCCATACCGAGACGGTGCCAGAAGGGCACATCGTCAAGGGGCTATCAACGCTGGTCGACGAGCAAGGCAAGACTCGCGCCCAGTGGATCAAGACGGCAGTCGACACCAGCAAAGTCAAAACTGCCCTGGACGCCGCTATTGAGGCTGCGCTGGAGGCTTTGGAACCGTATCCCACAATTCCGGCTCCTTTGGGATATCTCGATGCGGATCTCCTGACGCTCTACACCATGACTGACTGTCACGTTGGCATGTTGGCCTGGGGCCTGGAGACCGGAGAGCCGTGGGACCTGCCTATCGCGGAAGAATGCCTCACTAAGGCGTTGTTCCAGATGATTGACACTGCGCCGGCCAGCACTGTCGGACTGCTCAACCAGCTTGGCGACTTCCTGCACTTCGACAGCATGAAGCCAGTTACGGCCGAGCACGGGCATATCCTCGATGCTGACAGCCGATATCAGAAGGTCGTCAAGGTCGCCATCCGCATCATCCGGCGCGTGATTCAGTACATGCTGACCAAGCACGAGTCAGTATGGGTACTGCTCAACGAAGGCAACCACGATCCGGCCGGCAGCGTGTGGCAGCGTGAAATGTTCGCGATCCTCTTCGAGGAAAACCCGCGCGTACACATCGAAACCAGCCCCACGCCGTACGTCGTGAAAGAGTGGGGCATCAACATGTTGGGGTTCCACCATGGCCATCTCGCCAAGAAAGAGAAACTGCCCTTGCTGTTCGCAGCCCGGTTTCCCGAAGTTTGGGGCCGTACGACAAACCGTCACGTGCATACCGGACATTATCACTGTATCGACGAGCAGGAACACCCAGGACTCACTGTCCTACAACATCCTACACTTGCGGCTCCCGACGCCTACGCTACTCGCGGCGGTTGGATTTCTAAGCGCCAAGCTATGAGTATCACGTACCACCGCGCCAAGGGGCAGGTGGGCCGAGGTTATGTTATCCCTTAAACCGACAGACGAGTGCTCACCTCCACAATGAAATATCTCGCCGTATTTTGCGGCATGTTCGTCTACGTCATGTTGCGCGCGTTCCAGCAGCGTAACGTGGCGTTTGATCACTACCGCTGGGTTATCCCAACATCCTACGCCATGGCGGCAACCGATATTTTTCTAATTGCATCAATTGCCAAGTCGGGCTGGTCTGTTGGTTTCTTTCTCACCTATGGCACGGCCGGCGCTTGCGGCTCTATCTGTGCCATGCTATTCCACAAGAGGTATATAAAGCGATGACGTATCAAAAAGACAACGGCACAACCGTTGGGGTTCAGGACGTTGGCGAGAGCATCCTGCTCGAAGCCCAACGTCTGACGCACGGTGACCGCAACAAGGATTACGGGCATCCTCTGGACGATTACACCAAGAATGCTGGCATTATCAATGCACTGTTCGCGCACAAACTGCGCGAGCCGTTTACCGCGGCAGATGTGGCGCTGATCATGGTTGGTGTGAAGCTGTCACGCCAGGTCAACAGGCCGAAGCGCGACAACATGGTTGATGCTGCCGGCTACGCCTGGGTATCTCAAGCGTGCATTGAAGAGACAGATCGGCGAGAGGAGATGAAGCGACTCAACGCAGTGACCGACGAGGAGCGCGCCAAATGCGCGTCGGTTCTCAACTCTCCACCCCCGGCGGGCGCTGACGGCCTGGCGCGGGCGCTCCACGCGACTGCGCAAGCTGCAGCAAGTGGTCCATCACT